ATTAGAAGGTGTTCTGTAGAAACAGTAGGTGCTCAAGAAATGGTAAGAGATATGGTAGAAAGAATGGCAAGAAAAGAAAAAAGATTGCTTCCAGGTATTAATAAAGGAGTAAGACCACCTCATGGGATTAAAAAAGAAGATAGATTAGAAATGTCTCTTGGAAGTATTGTAAATAGTAGGAAACTATATATTCGTAGGGAGCATACAGAACTTATAGATGAATTGTTTGAATTTCCTAAAGGAAGACATGATGATTTGCTTGATGGATTGTATTATGCAGACTTTTTTGCTAAGCCTCCAAGGAGTGGAATTATTAAAAATGATGAGTATGAATCTCCTGAAGATATGTTTCCAAAAGTGAAAACTAAAATAAATTGGATGACAGGATTAAAAATATGAGATTTCGTGCTATACTTGGTAGTAAATTCTTTAGGGATATGGCATCTAATTATACATTAGAGAAATATATAAACTACTTAAAAAGGGTAGAGGGCTACAAAAATAAAGTAGGGGATAAATTTTTTCCGTATGATTCTCCAGAAGGAGGATTAAAAACCATAGGTTACGGATATAAAATTAGAACAGATAAAGAAGAGTTATTATTGGAAGCAAAAGGTTTAACTGAAAGAGAAGTAGAAGTAAGATTATTACACGAATCTGAAATATCTATAGGAAAAGCTAAAAGTTTTGTTATAGCAAACAATGTTGATTGGAAGAGTGTAGATGATAGGCTTCAATATGCTCTTGCTGATTATTGTTTTAATATTGGTAATTTAAATGGATTTCCAACTACAGCTAAATGTTTAATGTTTAATGATGTAAAAGGTGCTATAGAAGATGACCCAACTAGACCTGGATTTAAACATTATGAAAGAACATTTAAAGATAGTAATGGAAAAAGACATAAATTAGGAAGAAATAAAGAATTTTATAAAGAATTTTTAGAACCGTACTTAGGATAAAATGGCACAAATACAAGAAGACGATAAAGCAAGAGATAATAGAGAAATTTTTCAACGTTATGCTGATGCTCGTAGAGATTGGGATGTTGAAGCGAGAGATGCGATTGATTTTACTTTAGGAAATCATTATACATCAGAAGAGTCTGAAATATTACAGTCTATTGGTCAAGCAGATTTTACGATTGATAGAATTTATGCTGCTATAGATAAACTTAAATCATTAATGACATCTAGACCTGTTAAGTTTAGTGTTACTGCTAGAGAAGATTCTGACGTAAAGATGGCTAATGTTTGGAAAACATTGTTAGAATATATTTATGACGTATCAGATGGACAACATCATTTTAAACAAGCAGTACACGATTATGCTACTTGTGGTATAGGATATTTTTATGGATATGTAGAACCTGAAGCTGACTATGGAAGAGGAGAAGTAATGTTTACACACGTTAATCCTTTTCGTGTGTATGTAGACCCTTCTTCTAGAGATAGATATTTTAAAGATGCTGCTAATGTATTGTTGTCAACTATTTTAACTAAAGAACAATTATTAAATTTATATCCTGAAGTAGAACAATTTTTACCAGATATAGAAACCTATAATATGTCTGATATGTATAGCGATTATCCTGATTCACAAAATAAAAATTCTAATACTGTATTTACTCCTGCAGAAGTAAAAGATAAAGATTATGCAGAGAGCATAGGAGAAAGATATAGAATTATAGAAAGATTTAGTAAAATAAGAGTTCCTTATTATCGTGTAGCTGACCAAAAACAAGGAACAGAAACAATAATGAGTATGGATGCGTTTCAATTATTTATGGAAGAGAATAAGAAACAATTTGATAATCAAATTTATGATTTTGTTGAAATACCACAAACAAGAATTAAGGTAACTGCTTCATTAGGGCAAGTACTATTATATGAAACTATCTTAGATACTGATACCTACCCTATTGTTCCTATACCAAATATATGGACTAATACACCTTATCCTAAATCTGATGTTAATAAGGTTAAAGATATGCAACGATTATTAAATAAGTTATTTTCTCTTGCATTATCTCACGCACAAACATCGGCTGGTCTAAAATTATTAGTTCCACAAGGAAGCGTTGATAGTATTGCTCAATTAGAAAAAGATTGGGCAAACCCTAATGCAGTTATTGAATATGACCCTAGTTATGGTGAACCTCATTATCCATCTCCTCAACCATTAACTAGTCAGTTTTATCAGCTAATAAATCAAGTAGAACGATATATTGATTTAAATTTTGGTGTTCCTGAATTATTGCAAGGATTTAAAGAAGGTGCTCCTGATAGCGTAAGAGGAACAATGTTGCTTGCTCAGATGGGAGAAGGAAGAGGAGCTGCAAAATTAAGAGATATTGAGATGTCTTTACAGCAATTAGGTAAAGTATTATATCAATTAGGTAAAGCACATTATACTTTTGAAAAGAAATTTAGAATAGTGCAACCAAATAATGATATTACAGAATTTGCAATCAACAATAGATTATATGATGATAAATCAGGAACTATTGCAGCAATTCAAAATGATTTAACTGCAGGACAATATGATGTTCGTGTTGTTGCTGGTTCAACAATGCCTTCAAATAAATATGCAGAATATCAGATGTATATGGAAGCTTATCAAGCAGGATTAATAGATAGAGTAGAAGCTTTAAAGAAAACAGAGATATTTGATAAGCAAGGGGTATTACAACGAACTGGAGAAGTTCAAAGATTACAGGCTCTTGTAGGACAATTACAAGACCAAATAAAAATTCTTAGTGGTGATTTACAAACTGCTCAAAGAGAGTCATTGACAGATAGAAAACGTGTTGAGGTACAGAAATTTAAATCTGAACTCAATAAAGTAGTTACTAATGCAGGGGCTCAACAGAAAATCAACATTGAGAAGAATAAAAACAAAAACCAACAAGAGGTGCAGGCTAATTTAGATTCATTAATGTCTGAAGATATTGGTGAATAAAAAAGCACATCCAAGGAGGAAATATGAGTGAAGAAACACTAAAAAATACACAAGAAACTTTAGAGGGTTCTGAAACTTCTGAAAATAATGATATAAGTGAGCCACAGAATCAACAGGATTTGAGTTCTGACGAAATAGTCCAAGAAGACGATGCTCGTAAATTCCAGTCTATGTATGATAAATCTGAAGCTGAGTTAAACAAGTTAAGACCAATAGCAAATCTATTCAGGGATAATCCTGAATTGGTAAACGTTGTTAGAAACCACTTATCAGGGGGTAAAGGACAGAACAAAGAACAAGTAACATTAACCGAAGAGGAATTTAATCCTTGGGATGCGTACACAAACCCAAATAGTAAATCGTTTCAAATGAGACAACAAGAAATTGATGCAGCTGTCAATAATAAAATGGCAAATTATATGCAACGGTTAGAATCTCAACGTGCTGTTGATTCTTTAAAATTTAGAGCACAAAATGAGTATAAATTGTCAAATGAAGATGCGAATAACTTTGTAGATTTTGTAACGCAACCTAAAGAAAATCTTCCTCTAGATACTTTATTCAGTGTTTGGAATACAAACAAAAATGGAATGCCTAGAAAAAATGATAATATTGAAAGTGTTAAAAAAACACAACAGAAACCTAAATCAGCTGGTCTGGTACAAGGAGGAGAACCTCCACAACCATCTGATGAAGATTCTTTCTGGAAGAATATTATGAATGCATCTAATCATTCTCAGATTGGAAAAAGTATCGTTAAAAAATAGTCAGGAGTAATGAATGGCAATTACAAGTGGAAAATATACAGCAAATGTTTATAATGCTGTAAACACTGCTGGTGATGCTGGTACTGCCCTTGATAGAAGACGAAAGTTTAACTTTTCAGATAGAATCGCTGAATTAGCACCTGAAGAGTCACCATTTTTCGTTTATTTATCAAAAGTAGCTAAAATTCCTACTGATGACTCTTTGTTTCGTTATTTAGAAGACAGAACAAAAGTAGATTTCACCAGTAGAGAATTTTATTTAGATGGCAGTTCTGGTACATTAACAGCAGATAGTTTAACAACCTTGACGGTAGACGATGGAGCATCAAGCCCAGCATCTATTGACTGGTTAGTTAAAGGGATGGTAATAGCAATTAGAACTATTGGTAACACAGCAGATGATGCACAATACGGTAACGTAATTGTAAGAGTAGAAGATAATCCAGTAGATAATGGAGCTGATACTTCTTTTCAAGCAAAAGTTGTTAGTGTATCAGCTGGTACTAACTCTAATGTCATCGCAGATGGCGATAGATGTCAAGTTATCGGTTCTGCTTATGCAGAAGGTTCTGGTTCACCAGACGTGTGGTCAAGTCAGTTAGACGATGGATTTGGATATACTCAAATCTTTAAGACAGCTGCTGAAATCACAAACACAGCTTACGCAACTGGTTTGCGTGGCTATAGCAACGAGTTTGATAGAGTAATGTCTCAGAAATTGAGAGAACATAAAATAGATATTGAAAGAGCTATGTTATTCAATCATAAAGCTAGAATTGGAGGAATCCAATATTCTGAAGGAATTGTAGGACATATCATTAAAAATAGTACTTTTGTGAATGCAACTGCTACTAGTGGATTAAGCTACACTTCAGGCAAAGGCTATGCTAAAACATATAAAGCAGGCGAATTAAGTTACGATGCTTTATTAGCAGACTTTGAAACTCTGTTTGACCCAGCTCGTGGTGGGTCAAATGAAAGACTAGCGTTAGCTAGTTTACCAGTTATATCTTTCTTTAACAAGATGGGCGATGGATTTTTCGTTGACGGTTCTATGGGGCATAGTAATTCACCTCTTAGATATAATATGCAAGAAAGCCAAGGTGCTTTTGGTCATAAGTTAATGGAAATTAATACTGTCCACGGTGATATGTATATGGTAAAAGAACCTCTATTTAGAGGACACTCATCTGGGCTATGTTTAATGGCTGATATGAGTAAAATATACTATAGACCATTAGTTGGTAATGGAGTCAATCGTGATACTCAAGTTGAAACAAATGTACAAGCTGCAGATGAAGACTTGAGAAAAGATATGATTCTTACCGAAGCTGGTCTTGAGGTATGTTTACCAGAATCACATTACCTACTTAACTTAGAAGGAGTATAATATGAGAAGTAGTTATTTAGAGCAAAATAGTGGTAAAACTAATAAGTTCAAATTAAAATACGAAGTTATTTCTGCTGCTCGCACTTTAGCAGAAGCTGACTCAGGAAAAGTATTCGGAATTAATCAGGCATCTGCCTATGAGATTACTTTACCAACAGCAGCAGCTGCAGGTGCAGGTTGGAACGTTAAATTCGTATTATCAACAGTTGCTAGTAACGCAGTAACTATTGCTAACAATACTGCCGAGGATACAATCGTTGGTATGGTTGCAGGTGCAGATGATGGAAATGCAGGTAACTCTGCCGAAACTGCAGTTGATGAAATCGTATTTATTAGTGGTGCTGCTTTAGGTGATACAGTAGAATTATTTTGCAATGGAGTTAATTTCTTTGCAAAAGCAGTGTGTCACGATGTAGCACACGTTACTATATCATAAATCAATCCGTAAGGATTAACAGTTTGGATACTGTGGGGTTGTTCGTATAAAGGTCCAACCCCGAACATCCTAAAAATTTTAATATACAGGAGAGAAAAATGGCGAATGGAATACATAAATACACGCCTGTTGAAGCAGGAAATCTTCAACTAGGGCAAGCTGGTTATGAACTTGTAGCTGGTGGAGAAACTGTTAATGCAGATACTTATGTTGCAATTACAGTATTAGTTGGTACTGAAGTAATTGCAGATAATACTGCTAGTGGTACAGTATCAGCAACATCGGTTGATACAAGTATGTGGGATACTCTATCTACGGTAGAAGTTCCAGAAGGAACAACTATTTATGGTAGATGGAGTGCTGTTACTATGGGTGCTAACGATACTGCTATAGTATATAAGGGATAATGGCTAAGTGTCAGCATTGCGATGCTCCAAATCCAGAAGGATATTTTAATTGTCCTGAATGTGGAAAAAGAGCTTCAAAACCTTTATATACTGTTAATACTATTATAAGAAATACGCCAATGGCTGCTGCTATTAGAAAAGACCAAATTAGCTTTGGAACGAAAGATATGGGGTCTCATTTAAAGCAAGTAGCTAAAAAAAATAAAGAATTAAGAGATAAAAAGATGAAATCTCTTATCAAATGGGATTAAATTATATTGGGAAGAAATACTAGAACATTTGGAAGAGAAAAGGCAAAGTTGAGAAGAAAAATGAAAAAAAGACAACCAAGAAAACCAGGTAAAAGAAAACGAAAACCATATTAATGCGTGGACTTAGACAACAAATAGTTAGAAGAAGCAATGGACCAAAGAAAACAAGACAAGGACAAAGTAAACATACTAAATATGGTACAAAATGTAGTACCAAATATTATAAAAAGAAATATGTAGGACAGGGTAAATAATGGCAACATTTCAAGTACAATTAGAAGATATAGCAGGAGGCTCAAGTGTAGATACAACAGCTATGAGTGATTGGTTGACTTCTGGAGCTAGAACAGTGTTAAATATGTTACCTCTAAACAAGTTAAAAAGAGTTTCATCTCAACATGCATTTGTAAATACAGCAGATGTAGAAGGTAGAAGAGTTTTAACAGTTACTAGAAATGATGGAACAATAGACCATCCTTGTAGAGAAGTTCTTCCTTCTATGAGAGGAAGAGTTATAGATAGTAATTATATGGAATATGCTACAAATACAGACCCAGTTTATTATATTGATAATCAATTATTAACTGTAAAGCCAGATTCTAGTGGCTCTAATCAAAGATTAACTTTTGTTAATTCTGCAATAACAGTTGCATATAGTGAAAGCTCTATAGATGATTTTCCAGATGAAGCAGAACATGCAGTTGTATTATTCGCAGCTAGAAATTATTTACAACGATTAATGAATAATGTAACTACATCTCTTTCAGATTTAAGTATAGTTGCAGTAGCTCCTGCTGCTCCAGCTATAGGAACAGTTAGTTATTCTGATGCTACCAATGCAGACGCTAGTGCTACTGAAGTTGCAAATATTTTAGTAGATGCTGTTACTGATGTAGACCCTTCAGGAAGTGTTCCTACTTTTACTGCTCCTGCATTAAGTGTTGATGTTTCTACATTCTCAACATTTTTAGAAATAGATGAAGATACTGAATTAGCTTCTTTACAATTAGGAAGATTAAATAATGAAGTGTCTCAATATCAAGCAAATATACAAAATGAAGTAGCAAAATTTAACAAAGAGAATGTAAGATACCAGGCAGAATTACAAGATGAATTAACAAAATATAATGGCAATTTACAAAGAGCTATTACTAAAGCACAAGTTGCTGCTCAAAAAGCTCAACAAGAAGCTCAACAATCTACACAGATTGATATGGCTAATAAAGCAGCAGACCAAGTATTAGCATTACAAAATGCAGTACAAAATATGCAAGCTACAATACAAAATAATAATGCTTTAATAGGAAAATATACTGCAGACCTACAAGAATATGGAGCTGAGGTTCAAAAAGAGGTACAGGAATATACACAAAATTTACAAAAAGATGGTGCTCAGTATGGTTGGTATGTACAACAATATCAAGCAGTTGATGCACAATATAAAGAACAATTACAATTACTACAAGGAGGCAAGTAATGGCAGCAAATAACGCAACAGTTAATGTTTCTGCATCAGTTTTACCTGATGATATGAAAGTATCTGTTAGTGGTTCAATAGTATATGATTTAAATGATGGAGCAGGAGATGCTTGTAAATGGATTTCTTATGCTCAAGATATAGGAGCAAGTAATGAAGCCTTAATCGTAGCAGATATAGGATATTTACAAGGTACGGCAGGAAATACTACACCTACTAGAACTCACGCTAGCGATAATGTTGAATTTATAATTATAAAACATTCTGGCTATAGAGCAGACGGAACTACAGAAACAACATCAAATTTATTTTTTAATTTTACTGATGGTACAGTAGCAGCAGATACAACAGGAAATCTTTGTTTAGAACCTGGCGATGTATGGTGGGGAAGATTTAATACAGCAGAAGATACAGCTAATTTTACAGCTATAGCAGCAGCTAATGATATTAAAGTATTAGTATATGCAGTATTAGACGATGTAGCATAAGGAGAATAAAATGGCAGCAATAGAGTTTACAGGAAAAGAGATATATAGTAGAGTACTTCAGGCAGTTCCTGGAGCATCAGAAAACTATGTTATTAATTTAATTAATGAAGCATTAATTGATATGGGAATGCATCAACAAAAGGTAGAAAATGCTAAAACTAATTTAATTGATAATAAACTATGGTATGATTTAGATGATGATGAATCAATTACTGTTAATAAAATACATAGTTGTTATATCAAAAACTCTGATGGAGAATATATTATTATTCCAAGATTAACTCCTGGAAGAATTAAACAATTTTATAATGAAACATCAATTAGCGATGTATTCGGATGGACTGAAGTATAATGGCAGCGATAGATAGCACATATACAGACCCTTCAGATTCATTCGTATGGTGGATTGAAGGAGATAGAATTGCAATAGCAACTGTTAAAGGAGATGCTGATACTTCAGAAACAGCTGAAGGTAAGTATAAAGCTTCACAATTAGGAGTAACTCAATCTTATCAAAATGATGGTACTACTGCAAATTTAATTAATGAAGGTGCAGAATTTAGTTCAAGTGATACTACATTGACTGTTGATGATGGAACAAATATATCTGAAAATGATATGATAAAGATTGATAGTGAAATTATGTTAGTAACAGCAAAATCTACTCATAACTTAACTGTTACAAGAGGTTATAGAGATACTACTGCTGCAGCACACGATGATAATTCTAAAATATATACAGTAAATTATGTTTCTGGTGGAATATTGATTTCATATTATGCTGAACCAGATAAACTAGATAATTCATCAGGAGGAGGAATATCAGGTACTATAGATATTGATAATGTGCTACAACCAGCATTGATTGATTATGTAAAAGGAAAAGCTTTAATGGATATTGCTGCAAGAACAGATGACCCTAATCTTGCACAAGTTAAAATGATTTCAGGACAACAAGCATTAGCAAGTTATAAAGAAGCAATAAAAAAGTTTGGAGCAAAGAAAAATGATAAAATTGGAGGCACAAGAGCAGTCGTACCTGCTGACTTGAAATAATATGAACGGAAATAAAAAACGAAGAAGGGAGGGGCTGTTTCAATCAACTCCTGTAATTTTGAGTGACATAAATGAAATGATTAATTTATTTGGTAATAAAAGTAAAGTTGCTGATGAAATTGACCCTTCAATATTTAAAGGTTTATATAATCCTTTAGAAGAAGGTAGGCGTAGATTACTTCAAGCAGTTCCTGTAAATTCTTTATCAGAAGACGAAGAAAGATGGAAACTTACACCAGACGTGATAGACCCTATTACAGGACAGCCAGGAGACTTATATGGAGCACCTACTCGTTCTAGTGATTGGTGGAAGAAGGAAAAGGGATATGTTAAAGACCCAGATACTGGAGAATGGTATAAACCAGATTTTCCACTAGGTAGTGATGGAGGACAACCAACATATAGTCAAGAATTTCATCAAGGAATGGAAAAAGAACTAGCACGTCTAGCAGTCTTACATCAAAGGAGAATGGATAAAGTAAAGAAAGCACAAAGAAGACAATTAAATGCTCTTTTGAGAGAAAAAAGAAGAAATAAAAAAGATTTGAAATTTGATATTCCTCTTGAAGATGATTCATTACGTATGGGGAATTGGAGAGGAAATATACTTGGATTTGGAGCACCATCAGGATTTACTCCTAGCAAGGAAGTTATAAAACGTTTATTAAGTCCTGGAGAACGTCTTATGCCTCAAAAGATAAGAGAAAAGTATGGAGCGTTATGGAATTAGGAAAAAATAGCAAATTTACATTAAGTATAGAAACGTTAGCTGGTATAGGCACAAGTATCTTTCTTATAGTGGGAATGTGGTTTACACTTCAAGCAGACATTGAAGAAGCAAAAGAATTACCTGCACCAGAAGTTAGTAGAACAGAGTATGATTTAAAAGACCAGATGATACGAAATACAATCATTGAGACACAAAAAGATGTGACTGAGGTAAAAGAAACACAAAAAGAAATGCGTGACGATGTTAAGAATATTGAACGTATGATGATGCAAAAGTGAGGAAACAATATGATGAAAAAATACTTAATGCGATGGTTATTTCTTGTTGGGTTATGTTGGTCATCGCCCTTATTATATGGGCAA